TATAAGTTAGTGGAGACCTACAGAGTCGAACTGTAGAAAGGCGCTTGTTCCTTACGCTTGTTACCGATTAGTCCCCATATAAAATGAGCAGTTTAATGACATGCTCAGGTCTACGTTGACGGACGTATAGCAGTTTACGGAGATGCTAAGCTCGGACTTTAGGTTATTCAAACCCCCACTTTTGCAGGGAACGCATTCAATATGAGAATTAAAAATCCAAGAGAGCTAAGCTTGTCTATCACAGATTATTCTTAGCTCTAGTTTCCGCAAAATATTTGTTACAAAACCACAGTGGCTGTAAGAGGAATCGAACCTCTTAAGGGTCATAACAACACGTCTATTTAACAGCATATATGATTACAACTAAACGTTTTCACATATATTTTAAACTCCCTTTGTCTTATGTCTCTCGACATCCTGACCAGCCTTATTGGAGGCATTTCACCTCCAAAGGGTAACTGAATTACCTAGCTCCACCAACACCTGTTCATGGCAGTATTACCTCCCCAGGTGTAACCACTTGTTGTATAGTTTGACACTCCTGCTATGTAGACGATATAAGAATCATCTACCGGATTTCATACAATCAAATAATATTTTTGTTCTTTTGGTGTATAATCTTCTTTATTAAAATGGAAGATCTGATGCACCAGAATTTTCATTCGCAGTTTCCGGAGTAACGGTTGGTGGTACGTTAAGCGGATCGTCGTCCTCCTTATCGGCTACGACTGGCTTCTCCATAAGATCATTCTTAAAGAGCTTAATCTGCGAATCTTTAATAGCTTCATCTTCAACAAAGATACCTAACTGGCTTACGCGAGTATATCCCTTCTTGTCGTAATTTACTTTCAAGCGAAGCTTCTTCTTTGTAGCGATCATTGGATCAAGCATAGACTTAACCCAATTAATCATTTCTACAAATGTAGAAAGCTCTGCATCTGGACGATTAGGATAATAACAATCAATGACTTGACAAATACGACCAAACTGAGTGTTATCACGCTTCTGCAAATCCTCATCTGTCTTAATCCACTGATTCTTTTCGTTTTTCCATTCGGTCATAGTAGCAGTTTGTCCGTTCTCGTTCTCGAACACGATCTCTAAGAAATCACGCCCTTGTGGAGTCTTATTACAATTTACTTCTTTCAGAACTACACCAGAGTTAATACCTACTGGCATATAATTGCTACTAAATTCTTCGTTGTTTGTTGTTGCTGTCTTTGTATTATACATAATTTCTTGACTCTTAGGTTCTTAATTTAATATTCGTAATGCTAATGAATCCATCTTTGCTTCTGCATAATATGCTGTAGCTCTGATAAATCTATATATTGCTTTACTTATATATTTTATCCCAATGTGTTGTAATTGTTCCGTCTTCATTGCCTTCTGCAATTACTATATCTTTACCTGCTATGTGCTTAGCACGAGCTTCCATAATAGTATCTGCAGTACCTCCTTTAAATGAGATATGAGTCTCATTTCCTTTGCGGTAGACATAACCTACTGCATCTGCAAGACCACAGACTATTTTACTTAGCTTTCCAACTAAGTCAAGCTCTTTAGCTGATATTTCAACACCATCTTTTTCGATAGTGGTGTCTTTAACATGCCCAACAAGAATAAACTCGTCACACAAATCACGGAACATATCAACAACTTTCTTTACTGCATCTCTAAGATATTTATACCCTGCACCATTTGGAAGCGTTGTGACATCAGTGCCACTCCATTTCTTACCTAGTGGTGTTTGGCGATAAAGTGTACAAGCATAGCTCATACATATATCTTCAAGACGTGTAGCATTATCAATTGTGATATGTTTATAGAAATTATGCCCTACTTCTTTATTCTTGGCTCTAATGGCACTTGCAGCTTCTCCTAGATCATTGATTGTACGACACTGGATGGCCATCGCATCAATGAAAGTAGAGCCTCCCTCAAGGTCTATGATAAGATTATTATCCAGCTGAGCAAGACAAGATGTCTTACCAGCCTTTGGAAGACCATATAAGATTAGATACTTAGGATTTTCAGAAACTGCAGGAATTTTACTTGTAGGTAATGTTAAACTCATGACTCTTTGGTTCTTTAAAGTTTATTTTTAAAGCTTAATGTTAATGTTAATGATAGTCTTCTTTGTCTCTGGCTTCAAGCTAGAAATAAAGTCATTGTCACTAAACATATAGTACTTATAAATATCAGTACCAATCTGAATCTCATCATCGTAGAAGATAATTGGTGTACCATCTGCAAGACGATACAACTTATTCAGTTTGTACGGAATAGTAAAAGTACTCTTGTTCTTGCCATAATTAGCAAGGAAATTACAAGCCTTAATGAACTTATTGTCATCCTTCAGAGGCTTGGTAAATGTATACGTACTGCTAATGTCATCAAACATGGCATCGATCAAATCATCGTCTGCCTTCTTCTTTGAATCAGTAAACAAATATGAGTTATTCTTAATTAGAGTATCAAGAATAATATTGTCAAGAATCTTAGAATAGTCTGTACCATTGAAAATAGAATTGTTGTTGTGTGCAGTAAATGTATATGTATTCATAATCAGCCTAAAATTTTAATAGCTTATCTTTCTATCAAGTTGTTATATGCTAAGTCATTCTCAAATTCAAGTATGCAGGGTTTTCCTGCGTCTCGGTTCTTTAAGATGTGTAAATACACCTTATTCTGAGTAGGTAAATGACTAGGACCGTATTCTTGTATTCCAAGAATTTCAGGTCGATGAATAACTATAACATAATCACTAGCTTGAAATAAAGCATCAGCAGATGAAATGTCACTTCTCATAGGATAATGTGACAAAAAATTGTTTATTCTTTCAGGAGATTCAATATTTCTATTCATTTGTGCCAATTGTATAATTGACGTCATAGGATACTTTTTCGCGCTTATGAATACTCTCTCGAGTTCTTGCATTGTCTCTATAACGCTACCTATTGGCTTTGTTAATAGAGCATGATCATACATTATTATAAAGTGTTTATTAGTTCCTTTTACATATGAATTATAGAAATATCTAATAATATCTTCTGCTTCCTTGGGAGTAGTAGGGTTATCTACAAACCATATAGGATACTCCTTTAGTTGATTAGATACTGTTACGACTTTTCTGAAGGTCTCGTCGTCCAGGTCCGTTTCCGAACTATACAAAGTTGAAGTCGTTTTCCTAAGCTTACTAGAAAGCGTTCTTCCAACTTGCCTAAATCCAACCATCTCTAATGAGAAAATTAGAATAATTATTTCTTCTCCTTGATTCAAATCAATAATATCAGTAGAAATTTCGTTGGCAAAACTCGATTTTCCACTACCCGAAATACCAGCTATGGTATAAACGGTATTAGGTTCAATACCTCCCATACACTGCTTATTAAACTTTGCCCATCTAGTCTTAAGAGACACTATAGAGTGTTCCTTACGACCAGCGATATAGTTGATAGCTTCTTGAGCTACAACTGACATTGGTCGTATAAAATTAGATAAGTTCTGTTCCATAAGTCGATTCCTCAATTTTAGAGTTGTCTTGCATTTCTTCCTCAGATTCTTCCCATTGATGGTCAACTAGCCATCTCCACATCGTCTTCATATAACTTAGTTTTCCTTCGTTAGTCTTTTTCTTCATTTCGAAGTCAAGACATTGAATCAGATGTTGAGCCATTGCTTCACTTTGACCTACATAAACATTGAATAAATGTCTACATTTGTTAACGTTTGCCCTCAGATAGTTTTTTGTACCATCTGGTCGTAAAACATATATTGGGTACATCTCATAAAACAGATCGAAATAGTCCTTTTTAGGGCGGACTATATCCTTAAGCGCATCTGTTGCATGATATGTAATTGACTTACCTCTCTCGATCGAGGTAATAAGTCCCTGAGAAACTAAGTTTGATATTTCTTCGTCGCTAATTAGGCTGACAATTTTGCGGACGTCTTGATTATAAGTTTTTTGATTCTTATCCAATACCAAACTTAGGAATATTAATTGATTTGAATTTAATCCTGGTATATCCAGGAGTTTTGTGTTTAGTTCAATAATCATGGCTCTTAGGCTCTTAGTTATCAAATATTGTGAGTTGTCGATTGATAAACTCTGAAACAATAGTTTTTGCTTTTCCAATATAGTATTGGTAGTTTATCTTTCTTTCCTCTATTGGGGTACTATCTATATGATTTAATAGGATTATTCCTACATCAGACAATATGCTTTCCTTTTTTGTTTCGTACATTTTGTCTTTTACTCTCATAAGGTAATATCCACTATTTGACGCGTAATATCTGTTAATCCTTTGAACTGGTTTATTTCCATATTCAACTTTAAACTCCCTGTTTACGCTTTGAGACATTAGGAAGTCACGGATATTCTTATCCTCCTTAACAAATTTGTCTATCGGTTCTTTAGTTAAAAAATAGTTTATCACAGCTTTAGATATAACAACTGGTGTCATGCTATTGTTTAATCCAATTTCTGTGATAAACTTGCCTTTCTTTTCTATCAGTGATGGATCTCCAGATTGTGAGTATCCTTTGCGAATTCCAAAGTAATTATTCACGTCGTACTGATAAAACGACTCGTAATCATCGGAATCGAAATGTAGTTTGGTTATATTTTCAACTTCGTGAATAAACTTGTTTATCAATTCACGATTTGCCTTGTCTGCTATATATACGACACCATCTGTATTAACTTGTACAATCTTACAATTAATAGACAGAAGACGATCTACTAACATCAGAAGTATGAGTTGCCCATTCATACGTATCTTGTAGGCATTTAATGGATCGTAAGCCCAACTACTTTCGTTTTGCATCTTTCCAATTGGTGAATTTAAAGCAAATTTAAACGCCTTAGCTTTCAATTCATCGTGATTACGTTTGGCAATAACCCTCTCTTTGTATAGAGATTCGTATACATTCCAAAAGTCTTTTCCTAAGTGAACTGGCAACCACTTGTATATGATTGCTAATGATGGGTACATAGACGTAACGTCGGAGTGCCCAATATATTGGTCAGCTGTAGGCTTGAAGATTCTTGGCTCATTTATGGTATGTATCCCACCTTCGCCTATAGAATAGCAAGTGTTCGAGAGAACAAACTTCTTCTCGTAGTTTTTTTGTTTCTTGTCAGACTTACATGGGTAACATGTAGCGTTCTTTACATCCAACAAGACTTCTTTCAACTTTGGATTAGAATATTGTATAAATGGGAGTATGATGTCTTTATTTTCTATTTTTGCAATACGTCTTATCTTTGATTTTGCTTCTTCCAAAGCTGCTCCTTTTAGATTAGACTGACGTAATAGGATTTCTTCTCCTATTCGTATATTACTCATAGACAAGGCATCAAACCCCCATTCTTTTTCTACTTCTAGCCGTAAATCTACTTCATCTTTTACAGTATTTAGTAATAACTCTGTAGCATCTACGTCATTTTCGTTGTATTTTATCATATCGTCTATCTCTGAATCCAATAGACGCTGATCAAATCCTGCTTCAAATTCTTGAACGTTATCCATTCCTAATAGAATTTCAACTTCTTTCAAGCTTTTCTGTTTTGCAGCAGAATATAACATAGTCATAAGATCAAAAGAATAAAAGTAATTTGCATACTTATATTGTTTTATCTTATCAATGTTTTCCGTTTTCTCTGATTCTATAATTGCCTTACTCAGATAGTATAAAGAGTTACAAATTTTAAGATAATCAAACCGCTTCATAGTATTTCTAAAGAATATCATGTAGTTAATAACAATGTCATCATAATGGTGATTGTTGTATCCACACATTATGTGTTCTACTCTCTTGAAATAAAAGAAGTCAATTAGTTCTTCTAACTGATTTTTTCGGTTTGATATCTCGAATTTATATTTTTTATGACTCTCTGAATCTGATACAAGACAATGAAAACAGTTTGGAAAAACCTCTATATCATATAATGCTACAGGTCTTTCTTTTATTTTCATAGTAGTTCTAACCGGATTCGAACCGATGACCTCCGGGTTTATCCTCCCGGTGCTCTGACCACTGAGCTATAGAACCGACCCCGTCGGGCCTACATGACATACACAATATGTGCGGACGCTGATTGATGTTTTACGTCTTTCGGTACCTTTCTCGCTGCCACATATCAGTACCACATGTTGTGCCTAGTGAGGGTTTGCACCTCGCAGTCATATCCATTTCTGGAGCACACTAGGCTAGCCCCTGGTGTCGAGGCTAATAATCACTTAAAACTTTGTTTATGCGGCTGCTGCCATTTTTGGCAACAGGATACGGCCACGCTGTTTCTTATGATCTCTTAAATTTGTACAAACACACTTAGGATGTCTCTTCTTAGTGATGTTTGTCATATGTTGAGCTTTACGCATGACTTTGCTCTCAGCTGATAGGTTGTTTACCCCGCCAGCTTTTACAGTTTCACTGAATTTGTCAGTGATCTTAGCCACTTCAAGCTCTTCATATTTATTGTCATCGATTTCAAATCTGCCAATCAATGACAATTTATTTGTATACTTATTGATGACTAAATCTCTAAGTCTTTCTTCTGCACTTTGCTTTTCCTGTTCCCAGATCGGATACTGCTGCGAATAGAACAGGTCGTCTTTTTTGACTGGACATGGGTGCTTTTGCTCCCATTTTTGCAATTTGTGCTGAACATAGCCTTCCATGAGTTCTGTGTGGTTAAGTTTCTTAACTTTTTTGCTAGATTCAATTGCAACTGAATCGCGCTTAAGCAATAAGTACCAAGGTCTCTTACGTTTAAAGCCCTTAATACCATGCTTTTTACAAAATTCACTGGTTGTGCCATGATGTTTGTTAAAATCTTTAAGCCACTTCTCTTTGGCGTCACGATATTTTTCAACATAATCGTCCAAATATTGATTATTCTGGGTATTCATAACGTTTCCTCCTATGATTAAGCTGCTTGCTTAGTTGACTTTTGTTTAACTTCTTTTACCTGTGTAGGCTTCTTGTTTACAGCCTTAGCCTTAACTTTGAGTCCACGACGAAGTTTACGTCCTTCAGCTTTAGAGCCATGACGGAAATTGTATGTGTTCTTCTCAAGTGTCTCCTTAGCCTTTTTCTTAGCTTTACGAAGATTGTAGAAGTTAACACTGATATTCTTTGAGCACTCGATAGTATGAGGATCTCCTCCCTTCTTGTGCTTGTTGTGATTGCCTGACATATCTATACCAGCCTCTTCGAATGGAGACTTACTATCAGAACGGTACTGATAGAACGTAACGTCACCTACAAGATTACGCAGTTTTGCAACTGCACTTGCAGGCACATCCTTGAAGAATGCTGTAGAGTTGGTAATACATGCAGACTTAATACCGCAATCTTTTACCAGCTTCTCAAGCTCTTTCTTCTTCTTCAGGACAGAATCGCATACAACTGTTATATTATATACAGTGGCGTTGTCCCACTGCTTCTTTGCGATGTCTACTACCTTCTTGGTATCAGCATCATTGAGATGCATTCGTTTGCATCGACGAGTAATTGACTCGATATGACGAGCACGAGCGACATTACGACGCTCTTCCTGCTTCTTCAAACGCTGCTCTAGAGTGATTTTAACAGGCTCTGAAGCTTTTGCTTTCTTAATACCAGCCAATTTATCGGCACGTTCTTTTTTACGCGCCTTACGGGCCTCTATTCGAGCCTTAGAAGCGGCATACTTAGCCTCTTCGTGAGCTTTCTTTTCAGCCTTCTTCTTAGCTTTAACATCGTCTTTTGCTGCAGCAATTTCCGTGTTTTTTGTAGGAGCTACAGACTCTTCCTTCTTAGCACCCTCGGTCTTAACCGGTGTATTATTTATCTTGGCATGAACCTTCTTGAGGTTCTTCTTACTTTTCTTTGACATAATTTTGATAATTATAATGTTAATAATAATGTTTTATAAGGCAAGGGATCCTTATTGTAGTTCGTATCAGCCTCGATCTGATTCCATATTGGCGACCCGTCGTCCGAACTTATTGTATTTTATACTGCTAAATCCTTCTCGAATGTATCAGCAATAATACCTGTAATCTCTACTGATGTATCATTGTTAAATTTCTCAAGATTTGAATTAAACTTATTCGCAAGAAGCTGATGCTCATGAATAAGCTGTGCAATCTTAGCAGAAGAAAATACTTCTCGTTTAGGCATTGCCTTAAGACCCTTCTTTGCCTTTGTTGATGGATCAAGTGTTTTTACCATCTTCAACTGTGCTATAGCCTCCTTTGCTTCACATGCTGCAAAGATACTATAGTTATTAGTCTTCTTAAAATCCTCATAAGAGAATGTTGTTATACCATTGTTAAGAGCTACCAAAATACCCTTAATCATGATACGCTTCTCAGTCATCTGCATAATCTGGTTATACAAACTCTTGAGATCTAAGCCAGAACCCTGTTTAGCTGCAACAGCCTTCTTTGACATAAGGTTCTCTGCTCGAATAATCTTCCAGTACTTATTGATTGTTACATCAAGGTTCTTTCGGATTGAAATAATATTTGCTGAGTTCAATTTTATTGATTTCTTATTCATATAGTTTTGATTTAAATTAAACAACACTACTTGAATCTCAGCCATTTACCTAGTTCCAATATTACGTACAAATGTAATAAAGGATAAAGATAATCCTTGGTAGCTTGACCCCAGCGAGGACTTACTACCTATTCCGCAGCACGGAACATTTTAGGATTATCTTCAATAGTAATCTTCTAATCTAATAGAAATATTCTAGTATTTATCAAATTTGTATATTTCATTTCAGCGTATGCTTTTCCGCAGCACGGATCCACATACCATTCCCTCAAGAATGTCTTAATCTGGATATACTCGTTTAACTCCTACTATTCCTACTTCTACATCGATCATTGGATCACCTAAACTATCTTTAAAGTGACAAACTTGTTTACGACCATTAACGTTGATAATGACGCTCTTTTCAGTCTGATTACATGTGTTGAGCTTAGGCCCGAACGCCCCGTCCCCCGCAGTTGACACTCCAGCACCATCTGCAATACTTGACTTTTGAGCAACCATTCTCGCTACATTATCTAGTCGTTCTACTACCCAGTTAAAGTCTTTATCTTTAACGGCTTTCATCACGATTTCTCGCGATAATCCTTCCATAATGGCTTTTTGGTTAAGCCCTTCGGAAAGATGCACTAGTGCGTCCCATACCTTGAGAGCAAAGCTCTCGAATGGTATAGTGCGCTGGCAACCGATAAGTTTGTTCCAAAATGCATATTTTGTTTCACCAAGAACAACGTCTCCATTATCCATGATGGTATACATCTTGTACTTATCTATGTGATCGACCTTCTCGAACACATTTGCCTTTATTTCTTTATCCAAGAGCAATACACTTATTAGTCCCTTACTCTTAGGAGTTAAGAGAGCTTCCATAAGCTTACTGCGCAATGTTTACATTAACATTTACTTCTGCAGAAACATCGCCATTAGCCTTCTGGGCTGACTTTGATTTTTGTGAAAAGTAAGTGTTAACCTTATCGTTTACGTCAGAAATTGCTGACTCACACTGTTTCTTTGCAGTCTGCAACATCTTGATAAGATTGTCAATACGCTGCATCTCTCCAAGATTCAACTTGTTAATTGATGCAGCCAGCTTCTTAGGGTCGCTGAACACGATACTCTTATCAGGATTCTTGAGGGCCTCCTTAATGATATCATCATTAGTCTTGCCAAACTCCTTGTCACAAGTGTAAGGTATCTCGATCTCATCATCGAGACCCTTGTTGAGGATAATAACTACCTCATCATTGATGTTTTTACCCATCTCAATCTTAGAAATGGTAACACCGTAAATTGAGAAACGTCGAGGAGAGCGATTCAGGATCAGGTCTTTGTTACCAGAGTTGCGAACTTCGTCGATCTTCTGCTGATAATCTGGATCATAAACTCGTGTTTGTGGTTTGAACAAATCCTGTGCATAAACACTTCCTGCGAACATACTCAATGGAGTACGATTATTTGAAATTACGTCTTTCACGTTAATGTCGATTTTTGTTGTTTCCATAAATCATATCCTTTTTGATATCGTTATTGATTAACTAACGATATGATTATTTACTGTGGTATATTTTGGCTATACCTTTGCCTTTGTTTATTGAATAAACACTGGCTCTTAGGCTCTTCGTGTCCATTTTATTGTTCGATACTTATCAACGGTTCTACTATTGTAGACGCTTTAATACAGACTTAGTTACACTCTTCTTACCATAACAAAAGATGGTAAGCTTGTAACAGGAATTACGTACGTATGACGTAATTAGCATTTACTGGTTATCCAGGCCCATCGTCTAAAGCTTTGAATGCCTTTGATGCGAAATCAATCGCTATATCTACTATATATATTTTCAATATTTTCTAATCTTGAATCACCTAATCTCGTTGGTGAAATTTTGCTAAGCAACTAACACTCGTAGAAATTAGGAGTTTAATAACCCACGAAAAAATGTAGTGCTTTCGGTCGTATTTCCCTTGTCGACTAAATAAAACTACAGGTTGTCGATTAAACGCAGATTTCCTCAGCTAATAAGTTTTAAAAGCACCTAACTTATCGGAATGGTTCCTCTCTGCAGTACTCGGCTTATGGCATGTACTCAGCGGTTGGTTATCGGAATGTCTCAGGATCAGACCCATCACGGACTTTACGGCTTTTTACATCTTTGCTGATGTTTGTAATTTTTCTGTACTGGTATTACTACCTCCTATTTATAGTGCACGAATATTGGGAATTCAACCCATACATTTCATCTTGTCACCCACTTATAACGTGATATACATATATATAGACAGTATATACATATAACATACATCGGTTGTTTTACAACGTTGAATATAAGCTGCCCATCAATTTCCTGTATTGCTTCGAACCTTTCTGTTTACGCATATTGTTGCGCAATATACTTTAGCATGGTTAGCATATCGGTTGGCACTCGATTTCTTCACCTCAAGCTCTTACTTACAACGTAAGATTTTCTCTATGAAGGGACATCTATTTTTGTTAAACATGTTAAATTTGGATTTATTGATTTTTCATAATTCACGTATTGAAGCTTACAATTTGCATCATATACAATATACCAGCTTACTACTCTGTAGAGATTGTATAGTATAGTTCCTTGTCGCATGTGATTTATTAGATCAACTTATCTCTGGATAAAGTGGAGGTCAAATGGCACTGGGTGTGCATATCTCGAATCGACTTCAACCTGTTTTGTTATTTTCTTACTCTAGGTATAACTACCATCAATTTTCTTTGGCTGTAACGAAGCCATCGATCATAACCTCATATGCTTTTTAGTTCATATGGGAACTACTTTTTAACTATTGCTTACTATAGTATTATTATGTAGTGGAATAGATTTTCTCCGCGACCTTCACCCGCGTATACCAAATCAATGGTATTAAGGGTTTGCCCTACCCTTGTGTTCATTTTACTTTTATATACCGCATAAACGAACAAAGCCTGGCGGTCACAATCAGACACTTCTACCCCATCCCTGGCACCCCTTAAACGGAGTTGTACTGAATCGAACAGTAAGGTTTTGGTATAGTCGGCAAACTTGTTCAGTTTACCCTGTGTGGTATTACTCCCACAGTATTGATGTATTTTTTCGGCCTTTATACTAGCTTTGGACACTAGAAACACTACCTACAGCTAATAATACTTCTATATTGTTTGGGATGTCCTCGGTTCTTCCAGCACCATGCACCATACCATGTATGCAATTCTGTTCACCTACTGGGGACCAATATAGTTCATCTCGTGTAACGTTCGTATATGCTTAGTATTATCACATATAATTCCGATACGGTTCATTATGCCCTTCTTGGGACTTATGCGTTTTTAAATCATATAACCTCATCTAGCTTATCTCCAATACGGTTCTCATAAGTCCAGTTATGTGATTCTAGGAGTTGATACATCGCTTCTCCTAATTATATCAAACTGTTTCAATGTTTGATACATTTCATCCTACCTTTTGAGTAATCTCGCTCTGCAAGACAGAGTTAACATATTCTCGGATCCAGTTAATATTCGTACGTAGACTAATGAGATCTACTATATGTACTTACCTAACTATAGTACACAGGGTTCTTATGTTTACTTGTGTACGTTAGAGGCGATTTGAATATAATCATGGAGCTCTCCCTTACGAATGGTAAAGTCATGATTAGTGGAGTCGACCTTTTCTCCAGGTTCCATAATATACAGAAGTGGTACATACGACGTATCTGTCTTCTTAATTATGGTGCGTTTAACAACTGTCTTTGCAGGCAGTTGTTTATGTTTACAAGTTACAGGCACTTCTACCTTAATGGTATCATGCACAGTATCAGGATTAGTAATTTTCACTTGATCAAAAAGATGATCCATTGGTTGCTGTACAGTAGATGCTGCTACTGTCTGCAAATTCGTTTGAGGGTTACCACCTACAATGTTGGCAATATTACATCCAACAATTAAAAATGCTAAACCCAACAAAGATGTAACTAAATTTTTCATACTTTGATAGTTATTTAGTTCCCGCCCACTGAATATCAAGCAATTTTATAGCACGATCAGCTAATTGTGAGCATTTAGCTTTAACCGATCGAATTATTTTTTTGTTGTAGACTTGGCATCTTTGCCATCCTTGGAATTCTTTTCAGAATTACCATTTGACTTAGAGGCCTTATCCTTTGCTTTTGATTCAGCTTTAGCCTTCTTTTCAGCCTTTGCAGCCTTAACCTCTTCCTCAATCTCCTTGTTTGTCTTAAATACAAACTTTGGAGCAAGTCCAATGTTAAAGTCAGTCAACTGGTTAGAAGGCTCACGGAACAAGTTCGTGATATATCCAATGTAGTACTTGATTGTCTCAACAAGGCTGTCTTCCTTAATTGTGGCAGCTTTTTCAGTAGATAGGTCCTTAAAGTAAGAACCAACGATACCAGTAATTACACGGTGTACACCATTGCGCTCTTTAGCATCGGTAGTCTTGAACTTGTCTGTAAAATTGTTCATGTAATCAGCACTGCAGTTGGACATCATACTGATTGCTTCTTCTGCGTGCTTAATTGCATTGTTGTGAGTCTCAATACCTTCCTTGTCGTTCTTATCGAGCTTGCTAATTGCGAGCTTATGCTCTTCGATAGTCATGTTAGCACGACTAATTACGAGCATTTTAACAAGGTCAGCTATCTCCTGATCAGAATACTTGTATTCTTTCTTCTCTGCATCGTAAGCAGAGTTACGAAGAGAGCAGAATGCAGGTACCGGAGTTCCGACTGATACGGTGACAAAATAAGCCCAGTTTCCGATTCCTGAACCAAGAATACCCACCTTTCCAGTAAGCTTACGGATCTCGAGAAAGATCGCGCATTTGCTCATATTCTTGTAAGTTTCAGCGTTCTTCTTGTCGTGATACATTTTGTACTCACGATACAATTCTACAGCTTTGTTCAAATTGTCGATGATTGTTTCACCATCATGAGTAGTCATGAGGTAATTCAGAGCCTCCTTAAAGGTAGTGTCGTTAAGCTCCTCTACCTTATAGGTTTTGCCATTTGCGGCTTGCTGTGCAGCGGCATCCTCTTTGAGGGCTTCTTTGGTTTCCCCTGTGATTTCTACCGCTGTAGCAGGAAGAACTACAGTTCCTTCCTTTGAACCAGGAAGAAGCTTAGTTTCGTCAATGTTAAGACCAGGAATGGTTGGAGCAATCTCTTTGATCTTCTCCAGCATTCCTACACGCATAGTTGCAGCAAATTTAGAATTTCCATTCGCTACCTCCTGGCACATCCACACTGCTGCCGCAATTGCATTAACTTCGTTGATCTTGTCCACAGTTCCCTGTGGTAAACCAGTGTGTTCTGCTGCATTCTCGTCCTTATAGAAACGATCGTGTAAAACACCAATAACGGTAGCCTGAGCATCAGAGCTACTTGTGTTGCTCTTCTGAGCAGATGTACCATTATTAACCTGAGCTGCTGCAGCTGCTGCAGCCTGTTCGTTATTTACCTGGGCAGACTTAACTCCGCCCTTTTTCTTATTATTAGCCATTTTGATAATGTTTAAAAATTTAAATACTTGTTACATTTGTAACGTTAATAACTCTTCTGGGCAACTAATTTAAGTTCAACTTGTGTCGAAGATAAAATTCGTTTTTAATCCTTCTGATTGTGGAGGCTTTGTAAGCACTGATAAGTGCTCATCTTCACCAAAGTTAAGCATAGCTATAGTATCTACTTTTGCTTTATCCTTACCTGCTGGTTTTGTCTCAACAGATGTACCATCGCCCTCTGAAGGCTTCAAAGCCTGAAATGAGCACGTAGGTGCCAGCATGGGAGCAGGAGTAGATTTAACATAGCTAGCTTCACTTTTATGGTCAACAAAGGCAGAGTTGACCATTTTTGCTCCAGTAAAGCCTGCAAGAAGGCTTACAAGAAGGATCCAGAACAACTTATTGCTTGAATTGTATCGAGCGAAGCCCAATGCAATTGCAATAGATGAGAGAATCATTAAAAGTGAAGTCATTTTGTTAAACGTTTAAATTGTTTTTTAATTTCCTACGAGTTCTGCTTAATGCAGCTTTTATTGTTCCCGTAGGGGTTTTTAACACTTTGCTAATTTCGTCGATAGGAAGATCTTCTACATAGAATAGATTGAAAATTCGTTGTGTCTTCTCTGGGAGTTTTTTAAACTCTTTAAGAAGCGCTTCATACTCAAGAAGGTTGACAAGATCTTCTTCTTCTGAAGTATTAGTTAATTCTTCTGGTAGTCGGCCAGTGTCTTCTCCTAATTCAACAGCCTTTTCTTTCATTCTACGAAGATAATCTATAGCGGTTCTATTAGCTATAATTCTTAACCATCCGCCAAACGACGAATAGTCTACGAATGTCGAGAGTTTTTGGTGAACCTTAAGAAATACTATATTAGTAAGATCTCTTGCTTCATCCATGTCATTCACGTAACTAAAGAGAACATTGTCAACGAACTCTTTGTAACGGTTAAACAGTTTGTTAAAAGCTAACTCATTCCCTTTCTGAGCTTGCTTTATCAATTGGATTTCTGATTCTGTGATTCTTTTATCCATAGTGAGCTAGAGAGGATTTCTCCTACTCTAGCCCTGATAAAATGGTAGGTCATAGATTAATTTCTGTCTATGAACCGCCCATACATTGTTGACGAAATTGCTTTGAAGTATATCAAGTAGGTTTTTACCTCCTGTTATTACTCCTACCTGAAAAAGCATATTTGAAGCGATTCTCATTCTAACTTGTGCTGTTTCCCAAGTTAGATGTTTTTCTAGAATTAGCTTACGCATAATCCAATTCGATAAATATCGAAGTTTTGGATTATATGAATACTCTTTCAAGCATAAATCGTCATACCAGTCTCCGTTACAAAACACATGTGGCTCTACAATATATTCGTTAGCATATAACTTACGAAATATTGATAATATGAGCTCCATATTGTCTGGGAGATCAAAATGCATCATTGTTACACGATGCTTAAGTATTAAAGGGAAATACTCCATGTTTTTATATTTATTTGAACGTTCTTTCAAGATATTCGATAAAATCATCGAGATAACCATCTAGATAAGAAGCCTTATTTCTAACTAGTTGTTTCCAGTTTTCATTATAGCTTCCAGAGATATTATAAGCATTTTCTATATACTTATAGTTATCAATGAACCAAACTACCCAACTATTTACCCAAATCCAGAATTGTTTTTCTAGTTTGTTCCAAGTATTGTTGATTGATTCCAAATTTATAGAGTCTGCAAAATTGAATTCTTGCTTTCCCTTTCGTAAACCAAGAGCTTTGTGTAAAGCTGATACTTTTTCGTCTTTTGTGACGTATATAGCTACGTTTTCTTGGTAAACTCTATCTATCCATCGCGTCTTAACTTTAAACTTAAATCTTTTAGACGGCTCAATTTCTTGATTTGCTAGTCTTCCAAATTCAGTACACCATTTAAGAGCAATGTCTACGACATAAGGACATCTGTCCCGGATCATAGCTTTATATCCCTTTATCATAATAATAGGAAGAAGCTGGGGAGTTGAACCCCAGACCTAAACCAAAAGGCAATGGTACCAACTTCTTCTTCTCTCCATTTTGGTAGGAAACACCTAGACTAAACTTACGCTACGTGAGTATAGTCTACAATGTTAAATACATTGTCGTTTAATTTATAGTATAGTGCTTAATGTATTTACTTCCTTCAAACCTCAAAGCCAAAACACGCCCTTATACGGTTTTTATTATAGCCTGAGACCGTAAACTCCACTGCTTAAGCGTGGACGTGAGCGGAGTCGAACCGCTGTCGATCTGAATTAACTCATACACACTGTACATTCTTTGTAAATGCTCTGATGATCAGTCAGAACATTCGATTTAAGCCTATTTTTAAGCGTTCTAAGACACTTTCTCTACCTTTGTGGGTAGCTAATCCACTAGGGTTTTAAAAGCGTCTCAGAACTTAAAAACATGGCTAAAAATATATAGTTATCCAATTGCTCTTAGGCTATACATGGGCTATATTCAGTATATTTGATATAACATATAGGGCGAACCGGCTCTTAGGCACTGTATATGTTTATATTCTTGATCAACTGTCATATAGTTTATACTGCGTATGAACACAGTCGTTTACCCCACACGGCTCTTAGGCTCTACGTGAGAATGTTATTTCATCCTTATTGGGATTAAGTGTCCTTGTTTCTCCGACAATCGCTGTAATCTCATGCCCAAATGTCTTGGCTCTTAGGCTCTTATGACCGGATAAACAATTAAATGACCATATCCCAATCAGAGCACCAATAATGAGGGAACTGTCCGCGGAGCTCATCCATCAATTCAGACTGATATTTGTCTGCATCGCTGAGAGCTTTGCGGTATTCCTCCTTGGCTTCTCTGATTTTCTTTCTGGCCTCTATTGCGGTAATTGTACCTGGCTGTTTCTTGCCGTCCTTACCAACCGTACCGAGGAACTGATCCTTGATCTCACCGAGTGCGGTCATGTACTTCTTGTCGATACGAGTGGTAGCCTTACGCTTGTTGAGCGTAATCTTCTGCTTTCCGACGCCATACATCAACTCGTTGATGAAGTTCTTAGCCTCGTCAACCTTTCTGGCACGCTGTGCCTTCGAGATGTTTTCAAGAGCCTCTTCGGTTACTTCAACTTCCATCAAGTTTCCAGACTTGATTGCGTTTGCTACATTGTCTTCATTTGTAGAGTTCAACATTTCGTTGATGTCTAACTTCTTTTCTTCTTTCTTTTCTGCCATAATCAATTGATTTAATTATTTATAATAAAATTAACACTTTGTTACGTTACCTATACTCCAAGGTTTGTGTGTAAAGAACTTTCCCTCTTTACCTGACTCTTTATCGCATGGAGCAAATACTGAAGATTTAGACATGTCGATCATTTTTAATCGCGCTTCTTCTGCCTCTATCTTTGTGTCGTATTTTACTTCAAACGGTTTAAACAAGTCACACTTCTTCTTCGAGCTCGGTGTTACCACGAATCCCCACATAGTTTGATATGTTTATTTTGTTTGATTTACGATCACGCTTATATGCTTTTGCGTAAGCATGTTTTGCATGATACACTTTCTTAGCTTTGTACTCTTTGTTTTTATGCATGGTAAGAAGTATTAAACTCTGTAATAGTTTTTACAATAGTTTTAGATAATCCATACTTCTCAAGTATAGGATTATCACTATTTTCAGAAATTATAGAAACTGCATTCTTGAGAATTTCAGCTTCTCCTGTTAAAGAATTCTTTACTTCCGACATGGCGAGCACAAATTTAATTGGCCTTCTTAATACAGACTCAAATTTCTTCGAGATGTATACTGCTGCATTTTCTACAGCTTCATTCTCGTTGTCAAACTTGATATCTGCAACCGCCGTTTTCAAACCAAGATTCAAAAGATCTTCCTCGTTATATTTTTTAATAACGATTTGAGATCCACCTACCGCAAAGTCATTTATTGCTTTGTGGATTTCAGAGACTGCACTACTAGTGAGTTCAGAACCTGTATAAATTATTGCAACTACCTTCATAGCTATTTAACTTGAGTTGACGACTCTTGTAAGATTTTCACGTGTTTACCGTTGATTATCGTGTCAACGGTAACGGTGTTTGGAATGTCGTTAGGAATATCTGGAGCGCCATTATTGAGCGATTCATACACATCTTCACTCTTTGGAAGATTTGAATACACTCTAAGGTTGTCAAGATACTCTTTAGCAATGTTATCCTTCGAAGGAGTCACATTGTTTCTCACAAGTACCGAATAAACATTCGTAATAGTCTCAATCGGAAGAGAGAAGAACGTAGAGTCTAATACTCTTAATTCTTTCTCTTTCTGATAGTAGCTTCTGACATCATCCAGACTCTTAAAAGTCGGATTTGACATGTCTGACAGAACCTTGTAAAGATCGGCAGAGTCAACGTACTCTTTAATAGAGTGTTTCTGTCTTCGACCCGAATGATCGTTACAAGAAGTAGTCGCAACAATTGCAACAAGTGCTATTAAGGCAGCACAAAACCATTTCAATAATCTCTTCATTTTGATAATTTTTAGAGATTTAACATTGTGTTAACTATCCGATATTTATAGATACACGGAATCATCTATTGTGATACATATGGGACTCGAACCCATGACCCATAGATTAAAAATCTATTGCTCTGCCAACTGAGCTAATGTATCGAAAGAAGGAATACTACATACACCTAGTTCGTTATTAAGTATGTCCGTCCAACCATTGAGTAGCAGTTACTAGGATGCTACTTTACCTCTTCCTTCTTGTGGACCAGCTAGGGTTTGAACCTAGGACCTCCAGATTATGAGTCTGTTGCTCTAACCAACTGAGCTACAAGTCCAAAACGACTTAGTAAAGAACCCAAGTTTCCTTATTTAATCCTGACTAACTTAGTAGTGCATTGGGTATGCTTCTACTTTTAAAATCCAGTTTCTAAGTCTGAAATGCTTAGCAAGCTCGAATACCAAGTTACAGTCGGCGATACTTTTACGCATTTTGTGACGCTAAGCATTTTGTCATTCTGGCCATTTGTGATTTTATACAGACTTGAACTGTTATGTAGGCCTTTAACCTAATAAATCTGGAGAGGTATATTTCAACCTCTCCTGATGCAATTAATTAAATGAATCATGCCATTCGGTATATAACCAAAAAGCAGAACATACCCATAAACAGATCAGAATAATAAGAATTATTGCTATTGATATCATACTGATATTGTTTAAGTTGCATATGTTCAACAGAATATCAACTAAAGGTCCTGTTATAAACAACATGCACACTAAGCATAATGCTAATCGACTTAGTTTACTCATAGATATAATAATTCGTTTGAAACAGCTTCGTAGTCTTCTTCTGATACGAAATAACTTTCGTTATCTTCAGGAAGATAATCTCTTCTACTGCTTACTTCGTATTCGTCTCTTGATGTGACGCATACTTCATCACTCGATGCTTCAGAATAAGAATGTATTTCTATATCTTGATCTTTGCACCATTTCTCGATACGTTTAAGACTTCTATGGAATCGTCTAAGTTCTAGTTCTTCATTAGACATTTGTCCATTTTTTCTTCGTGCAGTCATAATTACGGTTTTATAAATATCACACCACTCTCTTTACAATGAATGCTTTCTTTGTTATCTGATTTCTTACTGTCCTTTATTCTTGGACATCCGAAAAAGTTGTCAAATAGACATCCATTGCAAGAGAATGATTTCTTTGCCCTAACTACAACTCCATTTATTTTATAGATTGTACCAGGGCGATATTTCATTTTGGTAACTCTTTTATAGTAAAAGCTAAAATCTTGTAACAAATTCCAAGATCTCGATTAAACACACGCACCATGCTTCTAAGCTGCATATATACATGAATTTTTTTGTTATTGAAATTCAATATATAGTTTGGCTTTGTGTCATGATTCCATTTTTTGTAGTTAGAGTCAGATTGTTTGCCACATTTAACTTTTACAATTGCTTGAAACGGAATCTCACTAATTACTTTAGATCTTTGATCTAATGCCATTAGTCTTTTAATTTCTTCCAAGCTTACATTATAAGTAAGTTGAATCACACCTTTTGGTGGAACGTAATTTGCTTTCATTTTCGTACAAATCTAACTTTATACCTGATGATAGTAGATACTACACCGTTGCGCAACTTAATACCTAATGTAGGTCTAATAGAGTTTTGATTACACATTTCTATATAATCCATAACAGTCTTAGAGATTGGAATAATCTCAGCGAACTTGATTGATGGATCATTGTAGACTGCATAATAGCGAACCGTTCCTTTTGAGGAAGTCTTCTGAATAATCTTTTGGATACATTCAGTTTTACAAACCATAGTGTCAACTTTTACTTGGTCTGCTGCATGACACTTTGCAGTAACAAATAATAGCATAGTTATAATAACTATTGCTAT